ACGCAGTCGAAGGACACGCCTTCCGGCGTGTTCAAGCAGGAGCTGGAAACGGCCCGGAAGGTGCGGGACGGCGAGATGCACCTTCCGCTGCTGCCGGTTCTCTACGAGCTGCCGGCGCGGCTCGTCGCCGACGGCGGATGGAAGGACCGAAAGCTCTGGCCGCTGGTTAACCCGAACATGGGCCGGTCGGTCGACGAGACCTTCCTGGCCAACCAACTTCTGAAGGCTGAGCAGGAAGGCGGCGATGCCCTGGCGCTGCTGGCCTCCCAGCACTTCAACGTGCAGATCGGCATGGGTCTGGGCGGCAACTGGCCCGGCGCAGAATTCTGGGGCCGAGGTATCGACACGACGCTGACGCTCGACGCGCTGCTGGAGCGCTCCGAGGTCGTCTGCATCGGCATCGACGGCGGCGGCCTCGACGATCTGTTCGGGCTGTGCGTGCTCGGCCGGGACCGCGCCACCCGCGATTGGCTCGCGTGGACCCACGCTTGGTGCCACCGGGGTGTGCTGGGCCGGCGTAAAAGCATCGCCGCGAAGCTGCGCGAGTTCGAGGCGGCCGACGATCTGACCATCGTCGACGATGAGCTTGGCGACACCTCGGCGATCGTCGCCATCGTGGAACAGGTGAAGGATGCGGGCCTGCTCGCTTGCGTTGGCGTCGATCCGGCGGGCTTGGGCGAGTTGATCGAGGCCTTCGCCGAGGTCGGGATCACGCAGGACGAGAAACTCCTGATCGGCATCTCGCAGGGCTACGGCCTGATGCACGCCATCAAGGGGGCTGAGCGCAAGCTTGCAAACGGCACGCTGCGGCACGCCGGCTCGGCCCTTGCGACGTGGTGCATCGCCAACCTGAAGATCGAGCCGACCGCCACGGCGATCAGGGCGACGAAGCAGAACGCCGGCGACGCCAAGATCGACGTCGCCATGGCGCTGTTCAACGCGGTGGCCCTGATGGTCAAGAACCCCGAGCCCGTGCAGACCCGATCGGTTTACGAGGGGCGCGGCCTTCATTTGGTGTGAGGTCGCATGGGCCTACTGGACCTGTTCCGCGGCGCGCCGAAGGCTGAGCCTCGCGCGGCCCGCGCCATCACGGCCGATGGGGCGGGCGTTGCCTTCTACGGCCTCAATGACCCGGCGCTGCTCGACTACCTGCGCACTGGCACGACGTCGGCGGCCGGTATCGAGGTTACGGTCGACCGGGCGATGCGCAACCCGGCGGTGTTCCGCTCGGTCAGCCTGATTTCCGAGTCGATGGGAATGCTGCCGACGCACCTCGTCGACAAGCAAACCAAGGAGAAGGCGCGGGATCACCCGCTCTTCCGCATCCTCCATCGCCGCCCGAACGCTTGGCAGACCGCCTACGACTTCAAGACGCTGATGCAGCAGCGCGTCTTGGTGGAGGGCGACGGGTACGCCCGGATCATCCGCTCGCGGGACTTCCAACGGCGCCAGGACACCATCGTCGGCCTCGTCCCGCTCGACCCGAACCGGGTGACGCCGCTGCAGAACGCGGACTGGACGCTCTCCTACCGCTATCAGCCGGCTCAGGGCCCCTCGGTACTGCTTGCGCCGAGCGACGTCTTCCACCTGCGCGGCATCTCGAAGGACGGCATCCGGGGCATTTCCCGCGTGCGGCAGGCGGCAGACGCTATCGGGCTCGCCATTGCAGCTGATCTCGCGCTGGGCCGACTCTACCGCAACGGCAGCTTTATCAACGGGTATCTCGCCCACCCCAAGACACTCAGCGGCGAGGCGATCGAGCGGCTGCGCGCCTACTGGTCGAGCCGCTTCGCCGGCGCGGACGACGCGGGCAAGACCCCGATCCTTGAGGAAGGGCTGGAGTACAAGCTGCTCGGCTCGACGGCCAAGGACGCGCAATCGCACGAGACGCGCGGCCGACAGATCGAGGAGATCGCCCGCATCTTCGGCGTGCCGCGGCCGCTGCTGATGATCGACGAGACCTCGTGGGGCTCGGGCATTGATGTGCTGGGCCAGTTCTTCGTCCGCTACGCGCTGAACTCGTGGTTCGAGGCGTGGCAGCAGGCCGCCGAGCGCTCGCTTCTCACCGACGAAGAGGCGGACCGGTACGAGATCAAGTTTAACGCAGGCGCGCTGCTGCGCGGCTCGATGAAGGATCAGGCCGACTTCTTCGCCAAAGCGCTCGGCGCCGGTGGGCAGCAGGCCTGGATGACCCCGAACGAGGTCCGCGAGACGCTGGACATGCCGCCGAACCCCGATGGCGACCGGCTCGGCAACCCGATGATGGGCCACAACGGCGGCCCTCCGCTCAACGACAACGGAGAGCCCAGCGATGGCTGACGACACTCGTACGCCGGCTCAGGCCCAGCAGCAGCGCAACGACGAGGCCCGCAAGGGCAAGCCGAAGGTGGTCGCCAGCGACGACCTGAAGAGCCTCGCTCAGGCGCAGCGCCCACGCGGCGTGCTCGGCCGGATCAAGGCGGAGGGCGAGGATCCGCGCGCGGACCGGCCCGGCGCCCTGCCGATGCCGCATCGGCGCAACGTCTCGGCCTACACGCCGGCACCCGCGATCAAGCGCTGGAACGCCGACGCGGCCGGCGTGCGTGCGGTCGAGTACGGCGACAACGTCATCACGATGTTCGGCCCGATCGGCGAGGATTTTTGGACCGGCGAGGGGGTCACCGCCAAGCGCGTCACGGCGCAGCTCCGGGCCATCGGTCAGCGCCCCGTCGAGGTGCAGATCAACTCGTTCGGTGGCGACATGTTCGAGGGCATCGCCATCTTCAATGTGCTGCGCGAGCACCCGCAGGACGTGACTATCAAGGTCTTGGGCATGGCTGCCTCGGCAGCTTCGATCATCACCATGGCCGGCAACCGAGTCGAGGTCGGCTCGGCCAGCTTCATCATGATCCATAACTGCTCGGTCATGGGCGGTGGCAACCGGCACGACTTCGCCGAGCTGGCCGCGTTCCTCGCGCCATTCGATCAGGCCATGGCAGACGTCTACGCCGAGCGGACCGGGATCGACGCGAAGACCATCGCCAAGATGATGGACGACGAGACCTACATGTCGGGCTCGGTCGCCATCGAGAAGGGTTTCGCCGACGCGCTGCTGTCGGCCGAGAAGACCAAGGTGGACGAGGGGGCCAAGGCCGCCGACCATCAGGTCAACGAACTGCGCGCGATGGAGCTTCAGCTCGTCGCCTCGGGCATGTCGCGCAGCGATGCGCGCGCCCGGATCAAGAAGATCAAGGGTACGCCAGGCGCTGCCCTCGATACCGACGCCACGCCGGGCGCTGGCGCAGACGACTGGCTCAGCGACGCTGCTGGGCTGCTTTCGACAATCCGCTCATAGGAGCACCCCGACAATGATGCACGTCACGCCGGCGGCGGTCGAGAAGGCCGCGCCGACCCATCTGCTTGCGCTCGGCGCCCCGCGCCCGCGCAGCATCCTGGGCCCGACCATCCAGGCCGATGCCTCGGACCCGAAGACCGTTCTCGCCAACCTCACGAAGGCCTTCGAGGACTTCAAGAAGGAGAACGACGAGAAGCTGAAGGCCAAGGCTGACGTCGTCACCGACGAGAAGGTCGAGCGCATCAACGCGTCGATCGGCGACATGCAGGCCGCCTTCGACGAGATGCAGAAGAAGCTCGCTGCGGCGAGCCTGCGTCCCGGCGAGCAGGTCGGCGACATGCCCCCGACCAATCCCGAGTACGTCGCCGCCTACAAGGCGTGGATGCGCAAGGGCACGCCGTCGGCGGCGATGGACAAGGGCACCGACACGAACGGCGGCTACCTCGCCCCGATCGAGTGGGACCGCTCCATCGTGAGCAAGCTCAAGCGCATCTCGCCGATCCGCGCCAACGCCCGCGTCCAGTCGATCTCGGTCGCCGGCTTCAAGAAGGTATTCTCGGACCGCGCCGTCGGCTCCGGCTGGGTCGGCGAGACCGCCTCGCGGCCCGCCACCTCGACGCCGCAGCTCGGCATCCTCGACTTCACCCCGGGCGAGCTCTACGCAAACCCGATGATCTCCCAGCAGCTCCTGGACGACTCTGCCGTCAATCTGGAGCAGTGGCTGGGCGACGAGGTCGACGCCGAGTTCGCGCGCCAGGAGGGCATCGCCTTCCTCTCCGGCAACGGCACCAACAAGCCGTACGGGATCCTGACCTACGTCACCGGCGCCGCCAATGCGGCCCGGCATCCGTGGGGCGCGATCGTCGCGGTGAACAGCGGCGCGGCCGCCGGCCTGACCGGCGACGGCTTCATCGGCCTGATGTACGACCTTCCGTCCGAGTTTGCTCAGAACGCGAAGCTCTACATCAACCGCATGTCGCTCGGCGCGGCGCGGAAGCTGAAGGACGGCCAGGGCAACTACCTCTGGCAGCCGTCCTACCAGCAGGGTGAGCCGCAGACCCTGAACGGCGCGCCGATCGTCGAGGTGCCGGACATGCCGGCCGTGGCCGCGGGCAATATCGCCGCGCTCTACGGCGACATGGAAGCGACCTACCTCGTGGTCGACCGCGTCGGCATCGTGGTGCTGCGCGACCCCTACACCAACAAGCCGTACGTGGCCTTCTACACGGTCAAGCGTGTCGGCGGCGGGGTCTACAACCCCGAGCCGATGCGCGCCCTGCAG